TCTTTTTCAAAGTCTGTTTTGAGTTTGAGGGCTTCCTCTTGAACAGTGCGCCCCTTATGCTCCTGCGGTTTGTATCTGCTGCCAGCAGCCGCTGCTCTGGGTGCATCACTTATAGCAAATTTACGATTTTCACGAAGAGCCTCCATCAACCCTATAACTGTATCGAGTGTGGAGTTTAACTCAGCACCAGATTCCGCAGTCATGGTCTTGGCCCTGATCATGGAAGTAGATATAGCCTTTAATGATGCTATAAGATTTGCTTCAAACGAAGCAATGGCGGCGTCAGTCATAGATGCAAGTTCGTCAGCAGGTGCTCCACTTGCTGCCGCAGCCGCAACACCGTCCAAAAATCCTGTAAAGTTAAGAAGTTCAGCAAGGTCTTGATTGGGGGTATATTGAATACCCATTAGCTTGGCAATTTCCTCGGTAATAGGAATATTAGACAAAACATCACCAAACGATGTCTCTAGTGTTTTAGCAATATCTTCGGCCTGAGTTTTGTATACATCAACCGTATCAAGAATCGCTTTGATACTTTCAGCTTCAACCCCTTTGGGAAGATTATCAGCAATATCAGCCTGTGTAAGGGCCAACTCATTTTTGAATCTAGCAATCTCAAGATTCATCTTGGCTCTATTAGCCTGTATCTGCACAGTAAGTTCACGAATAGGTTTGGTCGTCATCCTTTCAATATAAGTTAACAATTCTGGCGGTGCTGGGTGATCTTCTGTATTCAGTTTGGCCACTAAACGTAACAAGCTGTCTTTGAAATCGCCATCGCCCTTAAGCAAAATATCCATTAAAGCGGTTATTGCCAAATCTTTATTAGCACCCAAAAATTTTCTGAATCTATCAGATTCAGAACCAAAAATTTCCTCAATAGGAACATTTTCAGGGTCTTCTACATTAATGATTTGGCCTACTAGGTTAGTTATTGCCAAATTAAAAGCGGCCTTACCCTCTGTCGATTGACCCTGCACTAAATTCTGCGCTTTTAGGATTCTGAACAGATTTTCTTGTGCTGCCGTAAACGTATTTCCTAATTCTTTTTCTAAATCGGCATTATATTTATTCAGATTATCTTGAAGAATAGTAATTGCCCCGCCCTCTTCTGCCGAAATGTTCAAATCACTCAGGGCAGCGGTAAGAGTAGTAGCAAGTGCGTCGCGGGCAATGGCGGCTTTTCCTGCAAGCTGTAAAGCAAGGTCATTAGTCTTACCTGATTCAATACGATCAAGCTGCTTTCTTGCAGCGACAATGCTTGCATCAGAATTTGCAATAATATTCTTTAATTCATCATATGTATCCCCCGAGAATTTTCCTGCTCTTTCCAGCTCAGCTAATTGTGCTTCTGCATTCATTTTCCGATTTAGGAACAAAGAGAGTTCTTTTTCAACAGAAGATAAAGCCTCGGGCGAGAACTGTTGTTCAATCCATGTTTGCAACTCTTCGTATAAGCCCGTGCTATCAACAATCTGCTTTTGCACCAAAGCAATAGCATCATCTTGGCTCAAACCAAGTGATTCAACCGAAAAATTATAGGAAAACGAATCGGCTGCTGCAACACTTATAGCGTCCAAAGCATCCGTAACTTGCTGGGATTCAGCAATAACGCTTTTCAGGTCAATAATAGTTCCTGTGCGTTCTTCATAACTATCTTTTAGCTTTTTAAGTTGCTCGATGTCATTATTTGTCTCATCAATAATACCCCTGAACAGACTTGTTTGGTCGATAACAGCTAACCCACCAGCCAAATCAATAGTGGTTTCTCGCCTACTTATACGACCATAAATATTATCAAGTTCGGTATTACTTATCCCCGCTGACTCAAGAATAGCCGCACGTTGACGTGCAACCTCTTCTTCTGTAATACGAGTTTGTTCCTTCCATGCACTACCGATTTTATAGATTGCATAAACAAGCCCACCAGCACCGGCTATAGCTAATCCAACAGCACCAATCCCAGCAAGCAATGGCACGAATCGTGTAGTTCCTAATGTAGTAAATACAGCACGTAGGCTTTCCGCCTTAATTGCTACACCAGATAAAGCAGAGCCAATATTTATAATACTGGAAACCATTGCACCTGCAAACATCCAGCGTATAACAGTTCCTAGTGCCCTAAAGGCACGAACAAGCAATCCTGCTTTTTTAGCACTATCTGCTGACCCCAACGCAAACAAACTGAAAAATTTACCGAATCCACCAAGCAAAGGAAGCACGATAAACCGTAGAGCCTTAAACGCCGCAAGCGAGGTTAGGACCATCGCAACAGATAGTCCGATACCGGCGATTAATCGTTTTGTAGAATCATTAAGTGCATTAAACGAATCAACTAGATTACTTACTGTGTCTGCCACCAAAACTATATAAGGGGCTAACTCCTTACCAACAGTAATAGCAAGATCATTCATATGGTTTTTAGCAAGTAACAAAGAACCATTAAGGGTATCAAGCTGTGCTGCGGCCATCTCGTAAGCCTTGGCAGTCCCTGAGATAGCGCCCAATTGTCGTTCAAAGCTACTCGTGTTTGACGCATCCTTTTTTACAGATTCGACTAACGTAAGAAAGCCCGCAAGGGCTTCAACACCAGATATTTTTACAGCCTCCGATTCACTAATACCTGCATTACCTATATCTATCAAAACATCTTCAAGACTACGGAGTTCTCCTGTAGCATCCCTGACTGAAATACCATATTTATTGAATACCTCCTTAGCAGAAGCCGGAACATCAACCAACCGCACCATAACGTTACGCAAAACGGTCCCGGCCTGTTCGCCACGAAGACCTACGTTATAGAGTTCTGCAAGGTAGGCTGTGGTTGTCTCGATTTCCTGCCCCATGGCAGAGGCAACAGGCCCAACCTGACGAAGTGAGAAGGCCAACTTATCGAGCGATGCCAACGAATTTACCTGTGCAGCCGCGAACAGGTTAGCCACACGTATCGAATCAAGCGAAGTCAGGTTGTAAGTTCTGAGGGACGACGAGATAAGATCAGACGTAAAGCCGACATCCTGCATTGTTGCTTGTGCAAGGATCATAACCCCTGACAAAGCATTCAGCGACTGTTCGACCGTGAAACCTGCTTGTGCAAGGAAATACAGGGCAGATGCCGCACTCTGTGCAGAAGCTGTAGTCGCCAAGGCAAAACTACGTGCAGCACTCTCCATTTGACGAAAAGTCGTTAATGTCCCGCCAGCCGCAGCATTCGTAAGTGCAAGTTGCTGTTCAAGTGTTCTGAATTGGTTTACTGCTTGACCGAAGGCTGTTGCGCTAGACAATAGCTGAGTAAAGTGCCCAACTGCTTGTGATAGCTGAGAATTCAGTGAAGCAAACTGCTCACCACGGGGATGCGATCTGCCTTCGGACATTTACTATCTCCTTCCGATACCCGACCTAGGCTTTACAAGCCCCGGAACTGCGGCATGTCCATCTGGGCTGACGCCATCTTTAGCTGGGTTCTTACGTGGGGGAATTTTAGAATCCCACTGCCCAAGATCGGCGGCTGACAATGGATCGTCGTGCCCCAATGATTGTTCCAAGTATTCTTCGGTAAGAGACCTCTTTCCCCTGCTACTGCCATCTTGTGCTCGTTCCCGTTCAGCCTCTGATTCTGCTTTAGTGCGAGAACTTATCAGAGCCATCATTGGGAGGAACTTTAGTGGCTGTGAGCCGAGTCCACCGGGTTCTGGTAGGATGCCCTTTTCATAGGCGTTGTAGGTAAGAACCAAATCAGACCAGAACAAACCACCGTCCTGCTTGATAGGGTAAAGAGGGCAGGTATCCTGCCACTCATAATTATCAATTTTGGTAAGTTGCCAGTAGCGGCCCCTTACGCTCGGTTTTCCGCAACCACGTTGCTGCTTGTCTCGGTCTGTGCATCTGTTGCAATCCCATCCGGTAAAAGAGGCCCGGATTCCGCTTGCAGAGCAGAAAGCAACTTTTTTTCGAAATCACCCGTTACCCCATTTATTTCGAGAATACGGGAAGACAATTCCTTAATAATATCAAGATGGAGTGAAGCCAAGGACTCTGGCGATACAAAAGACCGAGGCTGACCCCGTTCCCCTGCCCCCGGCGTTGTTTTGAACTCAATGGCACTACCGGTGTTATCAAGAAAATTCTCCCAGCCTCGCAATGCCCGCCGAACAGCCTCAGACGCCTTGGCTGTGTTCTTGGGAGTCATACGGAACATTCCCTGTGGTGTCTGTTCCATACCACCTGTTAGGTCGCCAAGAAATACACGATCTTCATGAAGTAGGTTACCAAGGATAAAAATAGTTGGCTTTCCTGCTGATTTTTCAACAGATGCCATAACCTCGTCACGCTCTTCCTGAGTCTGAGACGCTTTGGAGCGGCGCTCAAATTCACGCTTCACGTTGTCAGGGTGTGCTGGATCGGATTTCAGGATATATCGTTCGCCCTCAGCGAGGGAAAGGCCGTGAACTGCCATGATGTTGCCTCCTTGGCTACTGCTTGGCGTTATAATGACTTATTGGCTTTTCGCTTCTCTATCCTTGCCCCATCATACCCTTTTGCAACTATCTGTGCAGAGGCATAGGTGAGTTTCACGTCCAGCACTATGACAGACTCTATACCATCATCTGTAACAAGTCCAGTAGGGAGTATCACAAGATACACTGCAAGTTCCATGATAACTCCGCTATAACCGGTTATGGTAAATCCCCGCAAGTTTCCCTGCGGGGATCAGACCACGATTAGGCGTCTTTTATCAAGATGATGAAGCAACCTATTGTGCTGTATTACGAAAACGAAACACGAAGTTCATCATCCCCAAATTCTGACACACCGTTAAGCTGGAACGCGGGTTCCTGCACCTGCACACGATTACGATCACTCATGGACAAACCAGTATACGAAGCACGGTCCATGTAAAAGCGCACAGTATTACCAGCATTCTTTCCTACCCGCAGGTGAACAGGGACTTCCTCGCCCGAAGCAAAATCTCCCCACATTCTGCTATAGACCTCAAGAGTCCCTTCCGGGTTTACGGTGCAAGTTGGTTTACGCCCGGACATTTCGGAACCGGCATATCCATCAGCGGCATTAATGCACAACCTGTCCGTAATGTCGTTGGCGAGAGTGATGGTAAACGACTCTGCACAGAAGTCCTGCGAGCCGTGGATGGAGAGTTGTGCTACTTCAACTTTTGGGGGTTTGGTCAGTTCATAGCGCAGGGCAGTAGCAGGAAGGGGCTGCACCTTGGGTTCCGAATACTGTCCGGTGAACTCAAACTTGGCAGAACCATACTCACCAGCAGTCCCGGTAAAAGTAATCGTGCCCTGCACCCCTGTCATTATGTAAACCTGCCCATCAATATAGGTATGCAGGGTGAGGGTGTCTGCAAGTTCGTCATCCGATAGCGGAAGATACATATAGCCTTCTTCGTAAAGCTGCACGATCCACGATTGACCAAGCACGAGGTTACCAGCCCAAGTCGGTGTAATACTTGCCCCAGAATCACCGAGCGGAATAGATGTAGTCCCCGATGTCACGGTAACAGCACCAGCCGAAGCAACAAACCCTATAGTTATTTCAGCGGCAACAGCAGTCGCAGTAATCAGAGGCTCTGGACTAATCTTCGCAGCAAGGCGAGTAGCGATACTTGCTAAACGTGGGGCACCTACTGCTGCGGCCATGTCGGTTGCGTCTACCGTGTGCTTGAACACCATACCGCCAACAACTGCATAAACTGAATCCCCGAGAGTTGCAGTGCCCCCAACGGTAAACACAGGGGCTGCTTCATTAGCCAAATCGACAGTAAGGGTAGTCAGGCCAAAGTGATCATACACAGCATCGTGGCGGGTGGACCACATAACTGTGGCATCCTGATCAGACTGATTCCAACGAAACACTTGCATCTTTGCAGTAGCCGAAGCCCCGCCAGCTACGGTGCGAACAAGGTATGAGCCGAATCGTTGCGTAGGTGCCGCAGTCTTCGCCCATGAAATTTCTGGCCCTTGAGCAATACCAGTGATAATGGGGTCTTCAATCTGGGTTGCAGCACCTGTGGTAATAAATGTCTCACGCATCTTGCAACCACGAAGAAGTGTGCCAAGTCGAGCACGGACTGATACGTCACCAGAACCTTTGATTTCATGGTTGAATGTTAACTTGAATGGCTTTCGGCCAACTTCTCCCGACGTGGGGGAAAAGGACGGACGATACACATCACGAGTAAGAATCTGTGGATCGAGTGACAATTCTACCCCGCCGACAAGAAGGGCGTCGATGGCGGGGGTGGGAACTGCATCTGTGCCACGGACTGACTCGATCTTGGCGAGAACGGCAGTGCGTTCGACATAGATGCGCTTGGGCATATCGTGCATCTCTAAGTTCCTTTCGGTTGGGTAGCCAGTTACGCTTCACCGGCCAGTTTATACGGGTCATTCCGGGCATGATCATACTGTAAAACGAAAACCACGCTACCTCCGGGGAAGGTGTCTTCGATGGTAAGGTAGGCCGGGTTATTGCTGTCCTCCCGAATATCTCTAACATAAGGATATTCAGTATCATCCTCATGAATCGGTAAATAGACAGTTTGTATCTTACCGAGATAATACTTGTAAGCAGCCGCCGCGTCCATACCCTTCCCACCGGGCCACCGGAACGTGAAGATGATAGGCAATTCTTTTATAGTCCGCCCACCATACACTTCGATTATTACCTCTTCACCTTCTTCGATTCCGATAAAGGGCGCATTCTCGTTTCCGAACTCAGAGGTATCCCCTTTGAACACGTTAAGCCAAAGTGGTGAGTCACCCTCTGACATCCCTTTAGCAAGCAGTTCGATTTGATCGAGAATCTTTTCTCGAATCGTTTTGCCCTCTGCTGATACAGGGGTGCGACCGGGCCTGAACACTTGAATTGGTGGCATTTACTATCGACTCCTTTTAATACCAGCATTATATGCTTCGCCAACCATAGACGGTGACATATACGAAGCAACTATACTATCCCATGCCGAGATAAGAAGAGGTATCTTTTTACTCCACGCCTTATCTGCCCATCCCTTGTGTTTTTGTGATGGTGTAACCGATGGCACAAGCACATATAAAAAATCTAACGACGTGCTGCCTACAGGTCTCCTTACGATAAAATGTTTTCCTGTTTTTGGGGATTTCAAGATAAACGATCCGTGCAATTTCCATGAACGAGGCCCCGGAAGTTTTGGGGAACCATCTGATCTTTGTGCTGATGGTAGTGGAATTGCAAGCCAATCACTATTCTTAGGGTAAATAGTCGCTCCTGTGTTGTGAGCCGACATATAAGACGGTGCAATAATATGACCACGTAACTGGGAAAATTTTACTCCAAATGCACGTGCTCCGGCGATAGCAGCCTCAAAACCCTTTCCTGTGCGTGAAGGCCCCCCTGCTGCACGTGCATCAATCATGGCGTCAGTCAGAAAACTTTTCAAAACTTCACGCATTTCACGGACAGCACTAGCCTCTATTCTGGAACTTATCTTATTTTTGCCAAGACCTTTATATCGTTGAGATGCTAGAGAGCCTAACGATACATTAATTAACCGTGAATTATGTGCTCTAGTCATTCATCCACCTGTCAAAGGTCGGATGTAATGAGACACAAGTGCATGAGCCTCAGGGACAAGCCCATTAGTATATTGTGTATAGGTTATTGATCCTGTTTTACCAGAAGACTGCTTCACGCCAACATTACTATTAATAGTGCGGTCATACATAAATGACGCCTGCATCGCACATGCCTGAACAAGGTCATCAGGGGCGTCAAATACATCGGCGTCAGTTACTGTAGAGCCAAGTCCTCCTACGTAAGAAACCCTGATAAAACCTTGACCCTCAATATATGGAGCAAGGCCAGAAAATACATAAGGATCAATATCAATTCGTCCCGTAGTGGGGTTAATATCGTATGAACTGCCTGCTATTGTGGTCCCTACCGAAGAAAAGGATTCTGAGAATGAAATTATGGGTGTGACGGGGGATAGCCAAATCGGCTGCACCCCCGTCCAGATACGAACCGTGCCACGCACCTGAGCACGTGGAATCGGAATGCGTTCTATATACTCCCCTAATTCCCACTTTCTGCGAGTAGCTACAAAAATAGCTATGGTGGCTGCCCGGATAGCTAGAACAAGCCCAGAATCGTCATACTCATACGCAATATTGATATTACCTTTATTTTTTACTGCTTCAACAGTGCAAAGACGAGTAGGCGACATTCCCTATTCCTCCGTTATAACCGGTTATAGCCTGATCAAAGTTTCCTGCGAGCACGGATAGCCGAACGAGTAGTGGTGCCCCCTGCACTATGATCAGCGACAACTGGGGAAATACTGAACATTGGCTTATGAATTTCCGCACCATCCCCGTCAACCACAGAATCCATAAGACCACGTGCAAACTCTACAACCTCTTGATCCTCAATCCTGAGTGGAACACCCTTCTCAAACTGATAGGCACCACTGCGACGGTTAAACGGGTGGATAAGGGTATACTTACGGCCACGAATCAGGGTGATCATGGCCCCGGTGTTTTTGGCAATTGCCATTTTGTATCTCCAAGTAAAGGGTTTTCACTGTCTGATAGGATGGGTAGCCGATAGACGGTGAAGGAGCGGGCCTAAGCCCGCCCCATAGCAGTCAATAAATTACACAGGCGAATAGTTACCAATACTAAATGCACGAACAGCTTGATCCTCCTGTTCAATCTGGATGTCGAACCTCATGGTCACAACGATGATCAGCACACGCTCACGAACGTCAGTATCGTAATCAATCCGCATTTGGCGCTGAACACCCATGATAAAGTTCTGCGGATCAATCAGAAGTGCTCGGTCATTCGGAATACTGGGGGTGCCAATCATGGGAACACCAAGCGGAGTAAACGTCGCCGTGCCGCCAGCAGGCCCACCAGTTTGCCCCCCACCAATCAGCACAGTGTCACCAAGGTTAGTCTGCCGCATGGCGATTTGCAGCATATAATCCCGAACACGGTTATGCGACGCGAACAGGACCATTCGGGGAAGAAGACGCTGATATTTGTCAGGAAGCGTATCAAGCATCGACTTGATCAGAATCGCGTCAATAGGTCCGGTAGCGTTGTTAACTATGTTGGACGTGATGCGCTTCAATGCACCATCGCGCACAGACAGGTAGGGATCGAGCGACAGAACATCACCATTGACGCAAAGGTCTTCGATGTCATTTCGAATACGCTCTGCAAGCATCGTCAATACGGTTTCCTCGAAGGTCGTATTGTCGATTGAACCACCTTCGATGTTGTCTTCCAGCACCTCAAACGGCAGGTTAACCTCGGCAATAACCTCGAAAGTATTCAGAGCGATTTTCGAAGTGGTGACCTTGGTGCGATCAGCACGAGCAAGGGCACGTTGCTGAAAGTCTGCGTTGTGGGGAGACGAGATAGCCCCCTGATTCGCAACACGCAATGCACGATCAGCAAGTTCCAACTTGTTGATTATGAGTTGCGGGCGAGCCATGGGGATTTGGCGAATACGAGACAGGAAGGGGGAATCCTCCATCATAATCCGCACAAAACGATCAGACTGCTCGGGCTGCATCAAGCCGCCATTGAACAAGTCCTGCAAGGCAACGTCTGCCTTTTTTACCAGTGATTTGGTGTCCATTTGGGTTTCCTTTTCAGATTGGTGAATTGATCAGCGGGCAGCAAAGACAGATTTTGCGATACGTTGCGCAGATGCAATCGCGGCAGGGTCCGCCTCTTTCTTGGTAGGGGTAGTATTCGTGCCTTCCGAAGTAGTGGCATCAGCGAGGTCTATACCTTTGGAAAGTTGACGCCTAGAACTTAATTTGTCAACAGTTTTAACAACTAATTCGACTTCTGCTTGCAGTGGAGCCAATGCTTCTGCCAAGGCTTTCGTAAAGATACCAGTATCAATAGCAGGCACTTGGGCAACAGCCTTAGTCACAAGCCCGGTATCACGCGCACGATCCCCGACCAAAGACTTGCCGAACGATTTGGCCCACTTCGTCAAACCATCTGCCTTATCTTTGTCAGCTTTTGCGACCACATCAATATCGGCATTGACAATATTAGAAAACAGGTTGTGCATACCGATAATTACCGTCCTGAAATCATCAGAACTTTTCTTGATAGATGTATCTGGGGCAGTATCATTGGCAAGGGCATTGCGAATAGACTGACCGAAAAGCCACATAGTATCATCAAAACCCGGTGCAGCACCGTCACTGCTACCAGTTTTTAGGAGAGTCATGAAATCCGAAGAGCCGTCATCGTAGGCTGCCCAAAAATCGAATTTCTGCAATTTCTGCTCTTCCGTCTCGGTATGTTCTGCTGCTACTTCGGCAGTAATACTATCAAGGAACAGTGCTTTTTTCGATTTGATTTGGGTAGTGGTATCGTTAGTGGCCTCTTGGGTAACTTCGGTAGAATCACTATCCTTGTCATCCTCAGTTACCGAATCAGCCGAAAACTCAGTTATTGAGTCAGCCGAAAATAGTAACTCAGCCTTGGCATCATCCTCATCCTCGGGGGTAGTATCGACCTCCGGCTCCCCCTCGACCGTAGCAGCATCATTACTGCTATCATTATTGATGTCTTCTGCTGGTTCCCCCCTGAGGGATGCAACAACAGCAATAACACCTTGGTCTGCTTCGACCTCTGCTTGCTTGATAATGCGAGAATTATCAATTTCCGAGTTGGACACGACAAATCGGTAATCCTCATCGGTAACGGTAACAGTGCCTTCGAAGTCAGACTTGTTTAAGTGCTCACGCACAGCCTCTTCGGTTTTGAAATCATCCTTTGCGTAAAAGAATTTGATAATCGCTCGATCATTGACTGTTGGTTCAGCCAATACCTCCCTAGCCTTCGCTACACGATTATTTGCATTCTTCAAAACCTGATTCTTCGCAGCAATCACGTTGTCGGTGATCTTGCGGGGTTTGATCTTGCGGGGTTTGATCTTGATGCCCATGGTGGAATTCTCCTGTTTGACTACATTGAAGGGCAAGCCGTTCGCACCAGCCGACACGATTGAAACATAAGTAGGGTCAGCGTCAACCAAGGCGGTGACGGTGCGGACAAACTTTTTGCGCTTTGGTTTCAGCATACCGAATCCCTCTAGACGATGAAGCGGTGGGTAGTATTGTTGTAAGGGTCGGTAACAGACAACCGACTAATGGTGTGACGATGATTATCAGGGCCGTCATTACTGGTAAAGCCCCTTTCAAGGTTGCCCTTATCATCCATCTTTACCAGATAGGTGTGTGTATGTCCATCAAAAGGATCGGGTTGTGTCTCACCTAGCACCCAAGCATCAAAGGTAATCTCGGCTTTATGTTTTACCATATAGGACATTGTTTCCATGGAATAGCCGTTTAATTCCCCATTTTTGATGCGATCCCATACGTGTTTATCGTGAACTTTTGTAGTAGCAACCCATGACCCTGCTGGTATATCGGCAGAGCCAACGTGATCAACATAGCTTTCTACCACCATGGCATTTATAACACGGTTATCGTGCATTACATCAACCTGATTTTGACGCCCTGACATGAGAAAAGCATGTGCCGTTTTTTCAACCTCTGTATCTGACATATAGTGCCCTTGGCTATCCAGAATCCATGGCGAGTATACGACACCCGTAACCGATTGCTGGTCAAGATCAATCTTGGTTATCCTATACTGCAAAGTATAGGAAACCTTGTCAGTCGAGTCCACCTTTGCTTCCTTAAGTATACGCTCTATGTGCATTGGAGTTTCCACCTATAACCGGTTATAGCGAATCAGGAGACATGCTCAAATGTCTGCACAACTCTAGAACCAAGTTCTGCTACATCCTCAAGCATAACTGCCACAGCGTTCTTGGTAACAACAGTCCCGCTGTCTACAGGTTCATTTACTGTTGTATCAGTAGTAGAATTATCAGTGGCACCATCGGCCAACTTTTTCATTATATACTCAAAACCATCAATTTTAGAGCCATTAGCTAAAGCGGCTACTGTAACAGCAAATGGCATATCCCCCCAATCCTTATGAACCGATTCTATATCTGTATTCAGGTAACGATTCGATAGTTGAATACAGATATTTGGAGTAAGTGCCCCCTCCTTACCAAGAACAGTAAGCATTTGTGCGGTTTCTTGTGGATCATTATATGCAGGTTGAACAGAGGACACCTTCCAATAAGTAAAACTATGCCCTGCAAGAATAACATTGTTCATAAACATATCCCACGAAAGTCGTTCTGGGATAAAAACTTGTTGTTCCGCTGTTTGCATTGAAGCAAACGCTGATGCACGATTATACTCGGCAGCATGGCCGATGTAGATTGGTGGCAGCCGTAACGATTGCCTTATTTTTTCACTCCCGGCTTCAATGTATTTACTAAATAAACCTTCGTGCTGACGGTCGGATAGCATAGGTTTGATGTCGATTTTTGGGGCACTTATAGAGCCGTCAATCCCAGCAACCTCGGATATGTCCGACGATGCTTCAAGCACAACGATGCGATTCTGTGCATCTTTACCCCTAACTTGGGTAAAATAGGATTCAATCTTGTTAAAAGACTCCTCAGTAAGGGCACCACCACTCACGAGCACAGCCATCGCAGGTATGGCATTATCTCGGAAAAACGACAAATTCACACTTTCTGCTTCACGAGAACCAAGCATCGAAGGTATACATGCAGCCCACTGTGGCGTGCCATATGATGATCCGGGGGTATAATAGCGGTCATACCAAATAGAGGTTGCCTCTTCTTCGATTGAAAGGCTCTCATCCACGTTGCCAGTCGATGGGTTGATAGGCCGTGGGTCTCCAATCTCCTTGAAATATACGGCTTTGCCGTCATCGTCACGTTGCGTATATCGGCGAAAACGCCGCATTTGCACTTGAAAACTATGAGTCACAGGATTCCAGAGTAATGCCGGAGTCAATTCTTTATCTAAACGAGTCATCAATAATGTATTTGTAGGAATGCGCTTAATACCAACAACACGACCAGTCGTATCCTCCATTACCTCAAATGCCCTTGCCCCTATGACTTCCTTATCAATACGTGAATTCTCTCGTGCCTCTGTTATAGTTTCCCCGTTTTGCACCAAGGACGTAAGTAGAGAATCTAGTTTTGCCTTCTCCGACCTAGCCGCGCGGCTTTCTCTTTTCCCCTCTGGACCGATATACTCAATACGGTGTCCGTAAGATTCAATATTCCTGACATATGCTTGAATACATTCTCGTAGCGTTGTTGAGGTCAAATATAAGTGTGATAATTGCTTGAAAGAAAACACAGGTTGGACAACCTGTTTCGTCCCTAAATCACCATGTTGTATGTCGATAGAAAAACTACCCGATGGAACTGGTTTCCCAAAACTTGAAAGATCATTAAAACCGAACAACCCTTTCATAATCTTCTCCGGTTCGAGAAGATCGTTAACCACTTCTGTGACGCCAAGGTTTTGTTCTTCCCCTGACCCGATAAATCTATTTAATGTTTTTGAAAAGCTGCGCCGCACAAGTTTATGTGGTTGCAGTATTGCCGGGTCTTGATTGATCAGGGTAATCGGTTCATCGGCGGTCTGCTTGGTATGCGGTGAGGTCATAGTGCTAATATCCTCGTGGGAAGGTTGAGGATACTATACCCGGTTATAATCCCTACGGCAACTTACTTCTTTAACTTTATTCTATGAAGCCGTGGTTTGTTTACTATACGGTTAATGGGAGTTATGGTTTTAACAGCAGGAATAGGCATTGAACAAGCCTTACGATACTCTTTAGCATACCTAGGAATATCGAATATGAAAGACATTCTATGTGCTAATGGCACAGCATCCCCGTGATCTATCTTATCTAACATTACACTCCCAAAAAGGTGCCTAGCCAATACTGCATATTCGGAATCCGTAAGGAATGATTTCCCGAACATACGCCACATAACAAAACACAATAGATACATGAAAACCTTCTCTTTAGTGGATATTTGAGTCAAAATACCTTGTTTACATAGAGAGGCGATATACAATAAGTGCCCAACCTCCACACTTTGATTCCATAATTTGTGTGGATCATTTACAATACTTTTTATCATACTATGTCGAAACACATCCTGCCAGTTAGGTGCAACCATCTCGCAGATTTTGTCATCTAGAGTTTTACGTTTCTTTATTACAACCATGTTATTTACGCCGTCTAAACGGATTTGATCCTAAACGAAATCCCCATAAAGGGCAATCTACGGCTGCACATTCAGTAACATTTTTACGAGTCCCCGCACAGTCAACACACTTTGCAACAATACCAGTGGCTCTGTTACGAATACGATTGCGATACCGAATCTCCGCATTATTTTTACTATCGTATGGAGTTCTAAGCATCTGCACGTAATCGCCAGCATTAAACCCAGCGTCCGCAGATGAGTCACCCATCTCATGGTTACATCCGAGTGCGATAGGGCCAAGTTCCCTGCCAAAACCTGTAAACCCCGGAGTTGGTAATGGCAACTTAGGCTTAACTTCGAAGTTAAACGTCCCCCCTTCCTTTACCCCTTCCTTATCATATGTTTCTTGGTTTGATAGTTGTTGTCCAACGATAACCCTACGTTTAATCCTCACAGGAATCATCCTTTTCATCGTCATCATCCGATTCGTCATCGTCAAGTGATTCGTCAATTAACTCATCATCTAGTATAGGTGGGTCATTCTCTGGTTTAGGCAGAAGATAACCCCGAATAGGATCACGCCCCATTCTGAATGGGAATAGTTGACAAGACACGGATGAGCACTCTTTTACATCGACTACTGAACCCCCCATACATACAACACAGTAAGCCCGTATTGCCGTTCTTTGGTTTTTAATTTTGGCCCGATAAGTATCTTCAACTACGTCCTCCCCTGTAGGTTCACGAATAACCTCGGTTAGTTCCGCAATATCAAGTTCCTTTGGATTAGCCCCCTGCCAGTCCAAACAACGCTCAGCCAACTCAAGCTGTTTCGATAATTTGAGTGCAGCGATTCCAGTTGCCTGATCATAATTTTCTGATAGGGCGTCGAAGCGTTTTTCTAATTCTACCCTGACCATCTGTCCCTGTTCTGACATTGGGTTTTCGTAAAATAGTGGAGTTGTTTTCGGCTCTGGCACGCTCACGTTTATTTACCCCCATTTTATAGTGTTCCTGTAAACGGTTATAATACGGTAGCAACTGTGGGAACAATTTTATATCGTGGAAGGGCGATCCCGTCCCTGCCCGAAATATCCCCTTATTGAGATTCCATTCCTTTTTACAAAAATCTGTTATACTATCATAATTTTTTAGTAAAAATTCTGCAAGGCTATCGAATAACCCATCAGACATTATTGGTTGATTAAATACCTCATAGGCTATCGAAGCTACAGCATATATTTCAGTAGCCTGCGAAAAACAACCGTGCATAAAAGCCCACGATCCCTCCTTTTCGGCTTTCGTTATACACTGACGAATACGCAAAAATAGGTGATCGTGGTGGATTGCGTGATACTGCACAGCAGCTTTCATTGCTTGTCTCTTTGTGAAATCTGTATCTGCAAGTTTTGATAAATGCAGGGCTATCTTACCCATACGACTAAGTGCGGCTAAGCCACGGTCATGTGGCTTGGCAACCTTTGACGTAATTCGTTTTATGCGCTTTAGCACAATAAAGCCCGTTCCGTGGTTTATAGCTAAGAATAGCAAATTGGCCGATAAAAATCAAGATGTTTATTACTGATCTTCTCTTGATTTCCTATCCACGGAACGCCTAGGAAGAGTCTTTTTACGAGGTGATGCTTCTAATTTCTCAATATCCTCGGCGGTAGGAAGATACACGTTTGGTTGCACAGTTCTATTACCGTGCATCATAAACCCACCTGTGCCCATAAATCGTGGCCTTCCTACCCATGCAGACCTTCGCGTCAAAAGCGTTGAAACAACACCACAGACCGCATCAGACACATCCTTCGAACCCCGAGCAGGGTGATCCACCTTCTCTTTGGCACCATTTCTTGTATATTCGAGTTCAACAAGTTCTTTTACAAGAATATTCGACCTAGGTAATAATACCCGGTTATCCTGCATTGCATTTTTGAATGATACATAAGGCCCGGTAGTCCTATCGAGCGATAGGTAATCAGTTACATACCCCTTTTTCCCCATAATCTGCTTGAAATCCACACTGTTATGACTTACAAATCCATTAGCAAGATAACTATGATCGTCTTCTACCTCAAAGTCAAAAACAGTGGCATCGACTTCTTTTATAGAAACGATAGAAGAACCTATTCTTCTTCCTTTCACTTTTCTATGCTTTTCCATAGAAATTGTTTTGATAGAATACACAAATCCAATGTTATCAAGAAAGTTCTTGCGGCTACCCCTTACAGATACTATGTAATGTTTTTTACTAGATGACCATACGTGGTATCCATTGATATAACTTCCATCATATTTAGAGGGATTTGTAATAGTAGTGTGTGTTGCTAACCCGTAAGCCATTCGTAAAAAATTTCGCACATAATCTGCAACCCACTTATGCTTGGTGGATAGTGAAACTTGCCCATCTCTCCTTTTTACAGAACCATCCGTGCTAAACAGCCCACGCAAAAAGGCAGCTTGTATTCTCTTAGGCGCTTCTAGTAATACATTAGGAAGTCCTTTTTTATCGAACCCCAATTCTTTCATATGCTTAACAAAACTTCTAGACGAAAACTGAACTCTGCCACGATTTGGTCCATCATAAAATAATGATGTGCATCTAGCATCAACAACTCGACGCACAAAAGCCCCGCAATCAGCTATCTCAGTAGAATGACAAGATATTGATACCCCATCTTTTTGAAGATTCCCATCTCCATAAATCATACCATAGAGGCAAGCTAAATCCTCCGTTAAAGGACCATCATAATTCAATACATCTACCTCTGTAGGTCCATCCCATGTGTGCAAGATGTCTCCTACATGAAACTTACTTGCCTTTTGCCATTTCCATCCATCCCCATTAGTAAGAAGGGGAAGACGCGACCTACTCCACCTTGGAACTTCTAGTTTATGATTATCAGTTACTGTGATCGAATGCCCATCTTTTGTAACAATCTGCAATGCCTTATGAATTCCATAATTCCACACCTTTTTAATAGGACGTGCTCCTACACGAGACTGCACAATATCCCCAACTTTAACATTATCTGCCCTTACAAGTCCCCTTGTGGTCCATATTTGTGTATCCCCAGATATGCAATTAAACCCATCCGCTGTCAAGATTTTGATTGGAAGACCATACTCCTCCCTTAACATAAAGATAATCTGACGAATCTTTGAAAAATCTATTTCCCCGTTTTGTGGCGGTATAATCCGCATGGCAAAATCAATGCCAACGACTGGTAAAGTTTCACTTGTAACTTCGCTTGTATACGGATTAACCCGCTGAATCGTCCTCATGCCAGCTACATGTCCAACAGATAAACCCGCTGCGTCACCTGTGGTAGCAAGGTCTACATGAGCGACCCTCATTTGGTCAACGTCAGTGCGTATATTCCCCTCAATAGGTCGTGGCACGGCTATACTTAAATCGTAAGTCTCAAGTTCAAATATATTACGGTAACCAAACTCATCTGCACGGCGCAGACATTCGTGGACACTTTCACGATTACGAACAAATGGATGGGTAGCCAAAGTAGTGCGCCCAGCCAAGTCGCGAATAGAGCCGTCTATATCTTTCTCAAACTCAATCCGTAGGTCATCAGGAACTTCGATAATATCCA